TTACCCCATTGATGTTTACCGGTGTTTTGACAAACCAACCGTGGGAAGTTTCTGAGATTCAGTTGCTCGAGGAAACTTCAACGTCACTTGACACTATCCAAGATTCCGTTCTGATGGAGAATCGAGACAGAGCATATTCCAAAGTATCTACACAGCTTAAAGCTCACTATGATTTGATGGATGTTCAGTCTGAATTGTCAAGGTTTGGTATTGATATTCCTGCACAATACATCTTCAATGTTTCATACGATGTAATGATATGCAAATTAGGCCGTCCAGTTGTGATAGGTGACATCGTGGAGATGCCAACGGAAGTTCAGTACGATAACAATCTGAGCAGTGTCAAACGTTGGCTAGAGGTCATAGATGCGGGGTGGAGCACCGAAGGATATACCGCGAACTGGAGACCAGTTCTTTATAGGTTCTTTGCTCAACCGCTAAATGCCTCAATGGAGCATCGAGATATTCTTGGAACACCAAACAATATAACGTCAATGACTGATGGTGATTTTCTTACCGGCGACTTTCCATTCAATGTTAACGCATTCGAAGCAACAGATCAAATAAAAGCTGAAGCCGCAATTGCTGTTCCGATGACAGGTGAAGATGGAACAAATATTCAACGGAATGTTGAAGACTCTTTCACTGGTCCTGATACTGGAACTGTGCATATAACAAACGTGTCACCAGCTGATCATTATCAATGCGACGGATTGCCACCAAACAACTTACCGTACACCGAAGGCGAAACTTATCCAAAGAATCCAGCTGATGGAGCATATCATCGTATCACATATCCAGCAAAACTGGCGATTCCTGCACGATTGTTCCAATGGTCAGTAAGAAAAAATACATGGGTATTTAAGGAGCAGGATGAACGTGGAAATTACAACTCACACAAACCATCGCTTAAGCGTATTATCAGCTCACCAACAAGAATGAATTTGACAGATTAGGAATCAAATGATACATATAATCGTACACAACAATGAATACCAAGAAGGTGCATCATCATTTGCGTCAGGTCAATCTATTGACAATAATCCATATGATCCGGAGTTGATCCAATCCGCTGATTGGCTCGAAGGATATAACGAAGCGTCCAATGATGCTTCACATGAAAGTATAGAAAATGATTCATGATTATTACTACAACCAACAGATTCGATCATACATCGTTCAGGTTGCCAACGTCTTTGCAGGCTTAGAAGTTAGAACAGGCAAGGGTGCAAATGGGCAGATTGAGATGATGAATGTGCCGGTTCATTATGGCTCTGAAGATCGTGTTGTTGCATCTCTGGGATCTGGTTACACTCAGAATAAACCGTACACGCTGCCCATGATGAGCACATACGTAACCGGCATTGAACTGACACCTGATAGACGAAAAGGCATAGGTGTCATTGATCGTAAGACAACTCTCCCTGTAGGTGGCATGTTTCCGGATGATCTGGTTGTTGTTGAGCGCATCATGCCAGTCCCGTACAATTTAGAATTTGAAGTATCAGCATATTGCTCAAATACTGATCAAGCATTTCAGATCATTGAGCAAATCCTGATATTATTTGATCCTATCCTACAGATTCAGACATCTGATAAAGATTTCGATTGGACAAAGTTAACAACGATGGAACTATTGAGTATTCAAAATGAGGAAGTTTATCCATCTGGAACTGAGAAGAGAATAATCATCTGGTCATTCTCTTTTGCAGTGCCGATCTGGATATCAGCTCCTATGAACATCAAGAGTGAAATCGTCAAGGCTATCAAGTTCCGTATTGGCGCGTATGATGAGTTCTCGCTACTTGAATATGATGATGAGGGAGATCTTGTACCGTTTGGTGATCCATCTCTCGATGTAGGCAAAGAAACATTCACCGTTCCGAACAATTAAACTATGAAACTACATGAACTATTTGAAGCACAGCAATGGATGAAAAAAGATCTTGTTGGTTATACATATGACAATCATGATAAAGTATTTAGATGCTGCAGTCTCGGGTTGACATCCCTCAAAGGAGCCCCTTCGCATGTAGAAAGTTTTGCATGTGATCGCAATGATTTAAAATCTCTCAAATATGCTCCAACTGTTACTAAATATTTTAACTGTGATAGAAATAAGTTAACATCTCTTGAAGGCGCCCCTGAAACCGTAGGTGAAGGTGGATTCGGTTGCTCTCACAATCTGCTAACATCATTAGAACATGCACCGAAAAGTACGCAAGCAATATTCTGGTGTGAGAATAATCTATTGACATCTTTGCATAATGTTCATAAGCAGATTGAATCTATCAACGGTGAGTTTGTTTTGACTAGCTGTCCAATCAAAGAATGCGTCCTTGGACTGCTCAAGATCAAAAAATTAAAAAATGTAGATCTTGATAACAAGGAAGTTATGAAAATTATCAATAAGTATTTGCCAGAAGGTGATATCATTGAGTGTCAGTCTGAATTGATTGAAGCTGGTTACGAGGAGTTTGCAAAGCTTTAGATCGACTTCAATATTTTGCTTTCACGCTCATCCCAGATAATGATAAGATGATTGTGTCCAAACTCCTTTGCGGCTCGTTGCTTTGCTAGGTTTTTATCTTCTTCAACAGCATATGTATATATCGACTTCACCTCAATCAACATGTTCTTGGATTTCACGTAAATGTTTGGAAAGTACATTCTGTTTTTGCCGTCATAGCGATAATGAATTGATGGCACTTCATCAATATCATTTGTGATATCGTTCTCATCAACACCCGCCCGAATCAACAGGTCAATGACATAACCCTCATATCCACGATAAATGTAAACTTTACCAGAAGATGAGACATATTCTTTACATTTGTATCTAGCTTTTCGTTGAGCTTTCATAACTCGTTTAATGACTGATGGATCTTGCATATGATGTTCTACACCATATCGTTCCATGCAAGATTTCTTAATCACTATCTTACTTTTCACCGCGCACTTCATTGAACACACTTCACGAAAACCCTTTTTGAAATTGATAAGTGATGTTGGCTTTCCACAATGTTTACATCTTGGCCGCTTGAATACATTGTGCCAAAGAGCCCAAGCCTTTTCAAATACAGTATCAAAACCCGCCAACATGAAAGAGTCTATTTCATCCTTTAGTTCTTTATTTGCCTTCCACTTGCGTTGATCATAGCTACCGCTTGCATCTGATAACATTGTATGCAATTTGATCGACAATTCATTAAAGTTGCGCATATTAGTACCTCATGTTATGCTTTAAAATATTTATTAGTTTGTTCATATTTAAGATGAAAAATCTTAAATAAAATTAACAATGCTTTTTAAAGGAGAATTTCCATGCCAACATTAGTATCGGCAGGTGTAAGTGTTCAAATTATCGATGAGTCTTTTTATATCCCTGCAGCAGCACCAACTGTTCCGTTGATCTTTATTGCAACAAATGCAAATAAGTATCAACCTGACGGTTTAACCCCAGCAACATTTACACAAGAACATTCTGTTGTAAGAACGATGACATCGATCTTGCAATCAACCCGCGCATACGGTATTCCTAACTTTAGAACTGATAATGCCGGCAACGGTCTACACGGTGATTGTCGTAATGAATATGGTCTATTTGCACTTAATCAATATCTGACGGTTGGTAACGTTTCATATGTTGTTCGTGCTGATGTTGACTTGTCAGATAGCGATGTTGTTTCTAAGATTGCAACCAACCCAACGTTCTCAGGAACAGGCAACGGTGTGATCTCAAACATTCAACTTAATCAACAAACTGTAGTTACTGAACTTTGGACAATTACTTGCCAAGATCCTTCTACATTCACTGTTTCAGGTTACGCATCAGGTGCAGCAGGAACGGCAACTGTTGGTTCATTGTACAATAACGGTAAGATTAGTTTCTTGATCAATAACGGATCAGTTCCATTCCAAGCAGGCGATTCATTCTCAATTAACATCACCACCCAAACAGTTTCTAATCCTCTTGGTGCAAACGATGCTGCAAAGCGTCTTACTATCGTCAGAGCACTTCAAGCTGAAATTAACATGAACCAAGATGTTCGTTCTGAGTACTATGAGTACAATCTGATTCTTTGCCCAGGATACCATGAAGTTGTTGATGAAATGCTGAACCTGTCACTGTACATCAGTGAAGAAGCTTTCGTTATCGCTGATTGCCCATTCGACAAAACACCAGAAGATACAGCTACTTGGGCATTGACCTCCGAGCGCTTCCATAGCCAAAATGTTGGATACTACTACCCACACGCACTTGCATCAAACTTGGACGGTAATGACATTTTTGTCGCTGCTTCAGGCGTCGCATTGAAAACATTTGCATACTCTGATAGCATCGCTGAAATCTGGTACGCTCCAGCAGGTATTCGTCGTGGATTGGTTTACGGCGTATCAAAGGTTGGTTATGTAACTGGAACTCTTGGAACCGCGACTACGTTCGTTGAGTGCAACTTGAATCAAGGGCAGCGTGATATTCTTTATCAATTCTTCGCTAACGTCAATCCGATCGTGTTCTTCCCAGGCCGTGGTATTATCATCTGGGGTCAAAAGACATCATACTCGGCAGCTTCGGCTCTCGATCGTATTAACGTGGTTCGTTTGCTGATGATGATAAAGCGTGACATTCGTAAAGCTTCCTTCTCCTACGTGTTTGAACCGAATGATCAGATCACTCGTGATAACATCAAGGCGATGATTGATGGATACCTTGGTGACATTCTGATCAAGCGTGGATTGTATGACTTCGTGGTACTTTGCGACTTGTCAAATAATACACCGACTCGCATTGATCGTAATGAACTTTATGTAGATATCGCTCTTAAGCCAGTCAAAGCGATCGAGTTCATCTACATCCCAATCCGTGTTCTTTCAACCGGGGCAAAAATGCCTGGTTAATTGATTGGTTTCAATAAAATAAAGGGAGACAAATTGTCTCCCTTTATTTTTGTAAGATGCGGGTGAAATATTTTTGGACTAGTTATAAATAGTCTCATAATGATAGGAAGTCATACATGAGAAATTTAACGAAACTTGATGAACTATATACAAAAGATGGTAGGTTAAACGCTGCTATACTTCGTAGAGAATGGTTCAATGATACATCAATTAATAAAGATATTATTGCAAGCACTAAATTTTTAGCTGATGATGTTTCATTTTCAGAAAGAATACATTGTTATAAATTTAACATTGGTGTGTTGCAACTATGTGAATGTTGCAACACTAATCCAAAAAACTTTAATCCATATGATGGGCAATATGGAAAATATTTAAAAACCTGCAATAATAAAAGATGCGCTGCTACAATGTCATCACAAAAACGAATTGATACTTGTTTAAAGAAGTATGGAACCAAGGTATCAACAAACACGATTAATTCTGCTAGAGAAAGATCTTCCGAGCTTAATAGAAAAGGCAGAGCAACATTGCAAGAAAGATATGGTGTGGCAAATCCTGGTCAGTTAGATGACCATTGGGATAAGTGCAAATCATCAATGATTGATGTGCATGGAGTAGATCATTATTCAAAAATACCCAGCATCATTATAAAAAGAAAATGATGCAATTCAAAAATTGGCAAGAAAAAGTTAGTTCAACAAATATTGAATTCATTGGCGTAACAGAACCCTCGCAATTAAAAAAGATATTATTTGAATCACCCAATAATAACATAGAATTTAAATGTAATAATTGCGGGTCAGTTGAATCTCTTCCAAGTGAAACTGTAAAGTGGAGATTAAAAAATCTTAAGACAATATGCACGAAATGCTCAGGTATTTCTATTGGATCCGCTGCGCAGTTGAATGTTATCAATTTTATCAAGGAGCATTATCATGGTGAAATAATTGTAAATTACAAAAGATTGATACACCCATATGAGCTTGACATTTATATTCCTGGTCTAAAACTAGCAATCGAATATGACGGGCTGTTTTGGCACTCGCATTGCTCTATGGAATCAAAAGATGAAAGGGAATATCATCTTAGAAAAACTGAGCAATGTGAGAAGCATGGAATTCAATTGATTCATATTTTTGAAAATGAATGGGTGTTAAAAACGGATATAGTGAAATCTCGAATTAAACATTTACTAGGCGTTAGTGATTGCATAATATATGCCAGAAAATGTAAGGTGATTGAAATATCATCTCTTGACTCCAAAGATTTCTTAGATAAAAATCATATTCAAGGAAATTGCCAAGCAAGTGTAAAACTAGGGATGTATCATCAATCAAAGTTAGTTGCGGTGATGACATTTGGCAAATCTCGGTTTAACAAAAAATATGAGTGGGAACTATTGCGATACTCATCAGCATGCAATTGTTCTGTTGTTGGTGGAGCAGGAAAGCTCATTTCATATTTTAAGAAATCATATACCCCGCGAAATGTTATTAGCTTTGCTGATAGACGTTGGTCACTCGGCAAACTCTATAAAAAACTCGGATTTGATTTTTTACATGATTCAGCTCCAAATTTTTGGTATTGGAAAAAGAATGGATTGCATTTGGAATCACGAATCAAGTATCAAAAATATAAGTTAAAAGATTTACTGAAAAACTATGATGAATCAATGTCAGCTTCAACGAATATGTTCTCAAATGGTTTCAGACGAATTTGGGATTGTGGAAATAAAGTTTATGCACTGAATCTATAAATAATCTTAATAATATTTCAGAGATTATGCATCATGGATATGAAAACTTTTACAGCAAAAATACAGAACTATTCTACGATAATCACTTTTTGTACTATGCTGCTTGGGTCGGTAGGTGGGTTAGCACTCTGGGTTGACACGCGGTACGCTCACGCTGAAGAAGTTAGGAGCGTTCAGCAACAGCTAAAAGACTATCACGCAGAAACTCAAGCTCAGATAAAAGCAGGTCAACAACAGACTCAGGATAACATCAATTTCTTAAGAAAAAAGAGCATTGATGATAAGCTATTTGAATATGAATATAAGATCAATGCAAGAACGGCAACCCCGTTAGAAAAAGCTCAACATGAGAGACTTCAACGAGAACGTAGAGAGATTAAATGAATTTCGATGATGCCATTCTGGTGCATATCAAGTGGAAAGTAAGACTTAGACAATTCATTGATGGCACAGGCAAAGAAAAACTATCAAGTACTAGCGTTGATAGAGATGATGCATGTGAACTTGGTAAGTGGTTGTTGGATGAAGGAATGCAATATAAAGATAGTGCGCATTACGAAAGCCTATGTTCTCATCATACCGAGTTTCATCATATTGCTTCAGCGATAATAAAGATGGCTGAAGACGGTAATAAAGATGGTGCTACAAAGATGATTTCAGATGAATTTTCTAAATCATCAAAAGCAACTGTCACTGCAATAATGAAAGTGAAAAAAGAAGCTTACAACTTAGCGTAATCATCAAGTCCGGCGTCGATCAATTCTGATTGACAATCAAAAATATTTCTATCGCCTTGCAAATGCTTATTGAGTATTTTTACTACTTGTTTTAGATCAGTTACCTCGTGCTGTTGTCCCAATATAAAGACATCAACAATGTCTTTTATTTTTAGTAGTCCAAGAACGGAATCTGTCACTCTTGCATTGATATAAAACGTCTGTCCAATTGAATCTATATGCTTATGTATATTGTGCAATGATGTTATGTTTGTGTTCATTATTGAAAACGATTTGCCTATGTCTCGTGCAACATGATCTAAACTAGTAATCTTCTTATTTCCGCCGCAATTGTAAGTTCCACCGACGAAAGTTGGGCCGTCCTTCAGCGATATTAGATTATTATCATTGCATTCAAAATCACCAACGATGTGCTCTGGAAAATTTGTTAAGCTTGTTATATTTAACCCATGGCATATAAAGTTTCCAGTGACAATATTCAATTTAACTGGCGGAGCATTATAATTTTTGCTGAGATGAACGGTGCCTCCGATATCTACCCGCCCATGATTCATATTATATCCTCCAGAACTGATAACTCTATATATCCAAGTTTCTTGCTCATCGGTTAACTCACCGTCATCAGCAGCTTCAAATAGCTCTTTAACTTTCATAACTTTGCAAACTCCTCAAAACCTGCTTCAATTAGCTCGCCCTGGCACTCAATGATGTCCCCTTCAGGTAGGTACTTGTTCATGATTCTAATTACC